CGGCAGTTATCATTCGATCCTGTGCAGCAAAAACTCGACCGGCATTTCTCTTTATGCTGGTTACAGATTCCTGTGAACTGGCATTTGAAATGCTTTCCTGTAATTCAGCCTGAAATTTAATCTTATATATATTACCGTCTGATGCAGTATAATCAAATCCAAAGGTAACAACTCCGATGTCACTCGGGTCAATAGTATATGACTGATTTAAACCAGTTCTATACCACAATCTAATGGTTCCACGGGGGATTTCAGAAAAAACACCGTCTCCAAAGACAAAATCAATGTCATCATTGTCTCTTGTTTTAACAGTGAACAATTTACGCAGATCATGGCGAATGTTATTAAAGACAGTATTTGCTCCAAAGCTACTGTCAACCTTAGTCCATGAATTTTCTATTTCTCCGGAGTCATTTATTTCCTGTACCCAGATATCTTTTTCGTTTACATCTGTGGCTCCTGCGTTTATAATCAAATTGCTTACTGCACTTGATGCATCAATGTCATTGAACTGAAGCGTCCCTTGTTTAATACCTACAAAAAATCCTGTGTTTTTACTTCCAAGACCCTGATTATCATTTCTATATGTCAGATTGAAGCTGCTGTATGGATCAGGTTCAACTTCAATTAACGCATTTCTTGCTTTGTCAATGCGCAATCCGTGAATTTCAAAATTTCTTTTTGAGCCGTTGACATTTCCAGACACTCCAAAAACAACATCTCGTACGTTGCTTGTATTGGCGGCGTATATTCCTGTTCTTACATTATTAATTACAGAACTTTCTTTTGTTCTGCCAAATTTATTTGTTGACTGTAGAATTTCATTCATAACCAACAGAAAATTTTGCTGATCTGTCTCAAATGTGACATCTTTATTTTTCAACGATTCACCGTCTATATCATATACATCCTGAGTAGTGCGAATTTTTTTTATTTTGAGAACACCACTGGCAGGAGTTAATCTTTTCGGAGTATATCCAAGAAAATCAGCAATTTTCAACACGCTGGCGCGACGTTCTGCCGTGCTCAGAAAATTCTCTCTGCCTGCCAAATCAATACGGAATGCCAAACTATGCGCAAGGAATGATAAGGTTTCAATAATTGCAACAAATTCACTGCTTTGAATCCAATCATTGAAATTTTCAGGATAATTTTGCTGAATATAATCAACCAATGTTGCTCGAATTGAGTCATAATCATATGCGGCGAAATTCGCCTGCGAAAATGATTGATAGACTACCTGAAAGTCTTCTGCTGCGAATAAATTCTGCTGTCGAATGCCTTGCGCCATTTATATTTCTTCCTTGCTTCGATATTTCAATACTAATTCTTCTATGGTAGCCTGCGTGTTATACCGTAATGTAATGGTTACTGTTAATTGATGATCAGAGAAATCTAAATTATATTCCATCAATGTCCAGCGAGGATCAAGCCCAATTATTTCTCTGATATCATCATCTGCGGCGTCCTCGGTCGCTTGCGTATATTGATCAAATACCAATTCTGGTAATATACTTCCAAATTCGGGTGATCCTAGACGCTCACCGCGTCTAGTGTAGAAATGATTAGACAAGTCTCTTATTGCCAGAGACTTGTCTTCCAGAACTGCTGTTCCGGTTTTTTTGTTATGAGTTGAGAAACCAATGAATGTAGCCATAGATATATTTATTACCTGAAAACAGCCCTTTCTGATTATAACTGAGAAATAACTCTTCTTTTGCGCAAATCACTCATTCCCGACAGAAATGCTCCGATTTGCCGATAATAAACAAACTCAGTCTGTAATTTATCAAATTCGTTCGACAATCCCGAATAACTGTTTCGCAATTCATGAATTCCAGCTATGGTATTTTGTTGGCGTGATCTATTCACTGTATAATCCGCCAGCATGGCAACTCTGGATTCCACTCGTCGTAACATGGGATTGAAGGTTCCTCTGGAAATAATATCAGCACATAGAAGCCAATTAGAATTTTCTATTGCAGACGATAAATCATATGTTCCCTCTCTGGCAACAACTGTTCTCCATCTTCCGGTATCCAAATACAAACTAACTAATGCATCAAAAATAGTCTGTGGTATATTGATTATGGGTATTTGATTTCGCAGAATCTTTTGTCGATTCTGCACATATCCATACCATTCAGCAAAAGATTCAGATTCAGTCATTCCTTTTTGCAGCAAATAATCCCCTTGCCCATAACCAATGGTATAATCACCAGTTGCAGCATCAATTTGTCGAACGCCAGACCATTTCTTATATCCAATCATTACATCTATCATGTCGGCGGATACCCCGACAACTCCGACATTTATTGGGAAATCCACAGCAAACTCATCTTTTTTGGTAAATGTTTCCCATTGAATACGATATTTAGATTCAACTAATGTCAGCATTATGTAAATCCTCCTGCCCTATGTATGGACATTGTTGTTATTGCAAAATCTGGGACACTGGCACTTGTATAATCTGCACCCCAACCAACTGCGGTAGTGTCTCTGTTATCAAAATGAAAACTGTTATCATATATACCAATTCCTGTAATGCCGACTGAACTTGCAATTGCAATTACTTTATTTTTTTCTGTGCTGCTTAGTGATCCGCCTGAAAATACAATATCAATTGCATGCCCAATCATATGTTGACTTCGTTTAGCCCCATCAACTTTTGCATTATGTGATGGCGACCTGAACCCGCTGGTGATAGTTCCGGGGCGACCAAATTGACGACAGACTTCTTCAGCCAATTTTATTAATTTTGGATCAACTCGCTGATCTTTTCCGGGCAGCCAAGACAATAACACGCTATCTGGTGATACAATCCAAGCTGGTTGTTTATTTGCAGTGCCTGAACTGTCTGTGGTATTGAAATTTGTGGCATCCCCATAATAATAAGTATTACTTTCGGAACTAGCCGATCCTGATACGCTTCCTGCTTCTAAGACACTAACATCTAAGTGACCGCCCCACGGTTCAGATTCTGGGACCCGACTTGAAATACTTTCAGTTATATTCAGATTTCCGGTTAACTGATTTACAGTTGGTCTTGCCGCTGCTGCCGCCTTTGCCTTTGGACCATTCATATCAATTCTTGCAGCGGTTTCCCTGTAATTTCCTGCAATTTTTATATTGCCATTCTGTTCAGCTTGTAAATTAAGATTGGCGTTTGCAAAAATATTCACTGGTCCTACCGCCGCATCCAACGCAATTCCTGTGTCACCAGTAGATTTTAAATTGATTCCTTGCCCGGCTTGGACATTGAATTTCCCGGCGCTGTGGATATTAAAATCTCCTTTGGTGGTGACATTGAATGATCCTCCGCAAAAGATGTCAATGTCTCCCATTCGGTTCATTTCAATCCAGCTTGATCCATTTTGATTAATGACATAGATTAGACCGTTTGTATCATCCATTAATATTTGTGCACCGCCCGCTGTTCTAAACCGCATGCCTAAATTATCACCATCTTCAATGTCCCCATCATCCATGACGATTGCGTGACCAATTGGCGTCGTCAATCCCATAATACGATTTGATGGGTCGCGCGTCGGACTAGAAAAGTTCTGACCTCTAATTCGATCTTGATCTATTCCCTGTGTTCGAAGGACTTCAGCCTGTGGATGCTCTGGGGGCGGCTCAGCGCCGCTTGTGGCGGTCTTGGCAGTTTCTTGGGCAATGGTGAACGTTCCTGCCGAAGTTAGCTTGGACGCCCCTGCGCCGCCCGCTCCCGATATCTTTCCATCGTCGGGCAACATTCCCAACACAATTCCGTTATGGGAATCGCTGCTGAATGCAACCACAACTTCATTATTCACACTGGGTGGCTGGCCCATTATTCCATACATATTCTGACCGGATGCAGATGGGGCAGAAACTCCCCCCATTGGCAACATTTGTCTGCACCACATTGCGCCCAGATACAAATCAGCATCTACTGAATTGCTTTCGGCAGCATTGACCGGCAAGGTTCCGTAAAACTTAATTATTTGAACCTTTATTCGCCCCATCTTTCGTGGGTCTTCTGTGGACACAACAATACCTCTGTAAATTCCTGTTGGTATCTTCATACCTTTAGCCATCGTATTTTGATTATAAGAATCTCGTACTTTATTGCTTTGTGTATCTGCGCTGCGGTTAATTGCCATCTTAAGCATTCCCTCTTATTTGTCTGTCGGCATCTTCTTGGGTCTGCGCCGGATCAATTTCGGTAGATGATCTATTTGCAGAACTTGTTGATCTATCATTGTCATCATTGATATCTAACACGTCAGCAACTTTGGCAATATTTGTTCCCAAGTCTCTGACTGCTTCCAAATACTGGATGAATTGCCCGTCGGAGAATACATTGATAACTGTTACTACCGCGTATATTCCAGAAATTTGATAATCAAGCTGCGGCTTCTTTGATCCTCTTGAATCTTCATTGTTAGTTGGCAGATTTACTTTCAGAAAGAAATTTTGACTTCCAACTTCATAATCTGCCAGAGCATCGATATCACGATTTGCAGAAGATGCTAAGCTATTTGGCAAGCCCAGCCAATACGGGTCTCCCTTAATGCTTAACTCAATATTAATCAAATCGGCAACATTTTCAGTGTTTGCTTTCAGCGCGCCAAATTTATATGCACCCCCTTTGCGATCATTGTCACTCCCTACTGTGTCGGCATCATTAAGAACATCTGTTGCAAATCTGATTTGGTGGGAAATCCCTTCACTTGTCAGCCCATATTCTTCTTTAAGAACATCAATGTCCGTTTGTATGGTATCTCGGAACGTATCTAATTTACCATTCAAAATTCGATTGATTTCTGAAATTTCATACTCAATTCTGTCTGGTTTTTCAGAAGCCGTATTTGTTCTTTTGGATACCAAAGCTTGTCTGTCGCGCATTAATTTTGAAATGGCTTCTTTTTTGGATACAATTCGTTCAATTACATTCTGCACATCATTGTAATTTTGCGGGGTTTGGCTATCGGCATCTCCCAGTAATCCGCCGCCATGAGGAACCAAATAATAGTATGCATTATTGAAAGTAAGGTCCAAATCTAGAACCTCTGTGTTCCTGCCGGTAAAAATATAGTCGTATCGTTTTCTCAATAGCTTTAATTTCCGCATGTTCGATATTCTGGCTTTCTGAATAGAGTCATCCCCAATACTTCTGGAATATGCCATTGAATCAACAATTTCATCAGTGATAATGAATTTTTTTAATTTATATTTGATAATTTTCGAATATTCCCCTCTGAGAATGTCGAATTCCCCATATTCAACATTGGCGATCATTTTATAGAATACTGGAAATGCAGACAATGACTCAGTGGAATCATCACTTGGGGTCTCTTTGAATGATTTTCCTGTGTCCGATCTGATTACATTTTTGTATTCGGCAGTCAATTGGAGAACTGTTCCGATCAGATCAGTAATATTTGATCCGTTGTTGATATTAATCTGTAAAGCATCATTGCCGTTTCCGGTCCCAACAATGTTGAATCCTCCTGTTGCATTCGTTTCATCTAGTTGCTGGAACCGCCATGATCGCCATGCTTCTGTGTCTTCGTCAAATGAGAATTCAAATTTGTCAATGTATATCGCAGAGGGGTTTGTTTCCCATATTCGATATGCGGCGTCGTTTACCGCAGTTTCAAATTTGTCAACAAATTCTCCGACTGTCTGTGCCTCAATTGTAATTTGATCCTTGATGACATTACTCAAATACGAGTAAGCATTTGTAGAATTTTCGATTGCATCCACATTATAGGTTGTTCCGCCATCAGTTACTTTAAAATCAAATTGAACAATTGACAGAGGATAATAAAATTTCTGTGAATACTTTTTTATTTTTCCATCTCTCATTCGACCGTTGAATTCAACAACCATGATATATCTGGCATGAATATGTGATCCAATTCCCAACTTGTCGGCGGCGGCACGAATTACACTAAGTAATGTGCACCCGGACTGTTCTTGGATAGTCAATGTGAACTTATTCCCATACGCTGCTCTTACTTTTCCATTTCCAATAGTGAATATCTGAGTTGTATTACTCAAATTAAAATTGGTTCCGGTCGCATTGTTTATTATTTCAACTGATGAATCATCAGTCAATGCCTTGTCCAGTAAGTGCAAATCAGATTGTCGAACCATATGCAACGACAAATTGTAAGTATACGTGCTGAACTCATTTAGGTTGTTAGACAAATAATTCATTAGATACCTGCGATATATTGAGTTGTGGGAACATTTATAGTCAGCCCATACAAAAAATCATTGATTGGGTCTTGAATTTTATTTCGATTAAATAAGACAAATACCCACCAATAAGAGGCGTCCCCATATAATTCATATGCGAGAATATCGGGGCGCTTATTGTGATGCTGCAATAATAAAAATTTAACAGACTGCTTAAAATTGACTGAAATAGGCGGAACATATTCGCCCAACACTCCACTGATCGTCGGAGTTGATCGTAAATTACTGGTTGACCTTGCCATATTAAATAAATCCTTTTTTATAACCTGTTCCTGATGCAAACTCACTCAACAGGAATTTGTTTTGAAGTGTTGGATTGTATTGTGGAAGAAGCTCAAGCGAAATATTCATCATTGTCGGAACATGATTTATTTCCCCGCCGACATCTACTTCTATTAAATCAGCAGAATCTTCATAATTGAATGAAAAGCTTGCAATGACCACTGGAATTCGATTGAAATTGAATGTTCCAAATGCTGAAAATTCCAATACAGGGGGTGGCGTGCCTGCGTTGACATCATCAACCCCAAAATGCATCTTAGTCATTACTCTCAAAAAATGCATCACTCCAATTGTGTATCTTGCTTCGGCTGGTGTTTGACTAACAAACATTCCGGTTACTTGTAATGTTGGGTTATTCGTCTTCGTATACGCATTTTGTTGATAATTGGCATGAACTATGCTGTATTGTGAATAATCAACCGAGTGTGATGCTGAAATATTCGGAGTAAATGGAAACATGATACCGCCATGAGGAATAAGCGCGTCTGCCGGTCCGGAAAATGCTATATCCGATGGAGCATTACTTCGACCGACTCTGGCATATGCAGGAGCGTTCGGTGATATTCCGGCAGAAGATCGCGAACTCTTTGGGTTTTTCACTGTTAGTCGTGCGCGCAGGTCTTTTCTGAGGGTCATTTTAATCCAATAAATACATCTATCAAGTATCAGAGACAAATAGCGTCTCTACTTATTAAAGTATTTATTACAACAAATACTGCCATTTATTCAATCATATAGATCAATTCAGATTGACAACAAGTATTGTTGTATGCTATACTATATTTATATTAGGAACAATATGAGAAAAAAACCAGTAAATTATGTAAACAACAAGGACCTTCTAAGGGAAATTCACAGAAGCAAAGCTAGTTATTGTTATGCAGTTGATGAATCGTTAAATGATTATGATCTTATTCTGAATAACATTGATGAAATTGTGCCGCAGACAATCGAGATAGCTATCCAGAACAGGGCGATCAGATTAGCTGCCTATGCGCATACTGCCGCAATTAAGGCATGGGACAAAGCGGCGGATGGCTCAGACAAACCAAAGATCGCAGATTTCAAAGTCGAGGCGGCGACGATAACAGCAGCCGATGTTGTTATTCGTGTGATGACCTACAATCATATTCCCCTTGCGCCGGGCAGGAAAAAGACTCCGAAGACAATTGCGGATCAGCATGCCAAATGTAATTTTCATCCATTCAAGCATTATATGATTGACAATGATGAAATCAAAGAAGTAGTGAGAAGCCATTGGTCAGGCGGTTTCGATAATGGACACTTTGATCTGGAAGGTGGGAGAATGACCGACACATTAGGTCGAATGATGCTTTCTCTTTGTCAGAAATATGCCAAGCGATACAATTGGAGAAATTATTCTTACAATGACGAAATGCAGAATGCCGCATTAGTCCAGCTTGCAAATGTAGGTCTTCGATTCAACGAGGATAAAGGGCAGAACCCATTTGCATATTACACAACTGTTCTGACAAATTCATTTACTGGCATTCTAAACAACGAAAAACGAGCACAGAGAATGCGAGATGATTTGCTGCAAGAAAATGGCATTATGCCCAGTTTCAGTCGCCAAGCCGAAGATGAATTATTTCAGCAGAAAGCACGAGCACAAAGCGAATCTGAAGAGCAAGACCTAAGAGATGCCGGATATAATTTTTAATAACCAAAGGGCTTTAATGACAACACATTTATTTAAAAAAGCTGCGGTATTCAGCGATCTTCATTTCGGGATGAAAAACAACAGCAAACAACATAATGACGATTGTAGTTCATTTATTGACTGGTTTATTGATGAAGCCAAAAGCAGAGGAAGTGAAACTTGCATCTTCTGCGGCGACTATCATCATAATCGAGCAACCTTAAATGTCACCACGATGAATTATTCTATTGACAATCTTCGGAAATTAAGTGAGGCATTTGAAACAGTATATTTTATCGTCGGCAATCATGATCTTTATTATCGCGAAAAGCGAGATATTAACAGCTTTCCGTATGCTAATTTGTTTGACAATGTGACGATAATAAGTGCCGAAATAGAAGAAATAGGAAACGTGACATTGGTCCCGTGGTTAGTCGGAGACGAATGGCGGCGCGTAACAAATCTGAAAAGCAAGTATGTTTTCGGGCATTTTGAACTTCCTCATTTCATGATGAATGCGCTGGTCCAGATGCCCGATCATGGCGGGTTGACCTCAGAGCATTTAGTCGGACCGGAATATGTATTCAGCGGGCATTTTCACAAGCGACAAACTCAGGGAAATATTCACTATCTTGGTTCCCCATTTCCACACAATTATGCGGACGTTTGGGATGACCAAAGAGGCGGAATGTTTTTGGAATGGGATGGTGTCCCAGAATATGTCAATTATGCCGGTCCAAGATATATCACGGTAAAACTCAGTGAATTATTGGACTCAGCCGATGAATTATTAAATTCCAAGACATTTTGCAAAGTAACCCTTGACATTCAAATTTCATACGAAGAAGCAAACTTCATCAAAGAAACATTTGCAGAACAATATTCCCCGCGTGAATTAACCCTCATTCCCGATAAAAAAGATACCAGTCTCACCGAAGGCGCAGTAGTTGATAATTCATCAGTGGAGAGTGTTGATCAGATTGTATACAGTCAATTGAATGCTGTGGAATCAGACATAATTGACAATAAGGTTCTTCTCAGTATATATCAATCACTATCATAATATTCAAGGCTAAACAATGATTAAAATAAAAAATATTTCAATGCGCAATTTTCTGTCAACCGGCAACATTATGCAGTCAATTGATTTAACCAATGCCGGATTGACTCTTGTTCTTGGAAACAATATTGATCTTGGAAGCGACGGATCAAGAAATGGTGTCGGCAAAACTTGTCTAATTAATGCGATTAGTTACGCATTGTTTGGATCGGCTCTGAGTAATATCAAGAAAAACAATCTGATCAACAAAACAAACGGAAAAGGGATGTTCTGTTCCATTCAATTTGAAATAAACAACACCAAGTATCAAATTGATCGCGGGCGCAGTCCTAATATTTTCAGATTTATTGTTGATGATATGGAAACCAAAACAGAAGAATCAGACGAAGGTCAGGGAGAAAATCGACTTACGCAACAAGAAGTCGAGCGAGTTCTTGGCATGAATCATATGATCTTCAAACATATTATTGCCCTGAATACTTATAATGAGCCTTTTCTTAGTTTAGCAGCGGCTCCTCAAAGACAAATGATCGAACATCTTCTTGGAATTACTATGCTAAGTGAAAAAGCAATTCTACTTAAAGAGTTGATTAGGACAACCAAGGACGATATCAAAGAAGAAGAATATCGCATCAAGGGCATTGAAGGCGCAAACGAACAAATAAAGAAAAGCATTACTGATTTGAAGCGCCGCCAAAAAACTTGGTCTTCTCAGACAGCAGATAAAATTGTTGATCTGAATTCAAAAATTGCCGCCCTCAATGAATTTGATATTGTTGCCGAACTGGAAAATCATGTGTTGCTTGAAAGCTACAATGATTTTACCAGAAATGCGGATAAGCTACAATCTGCAATTTCGGTATTGACTCGAAATATTTTGAAAGAAGAAACAAAAAAGAAAAAAGCGGAAGCTGATCTGGAAATAGTCACAAAAAATACTTGTTATGCCTGCGGAAATGATTTGCATGCAGACCAACATGATGCTATAATGGGAACTAAATCTGCTGCTGTTATTTCTGCGGATGCCCAGATTAAATCTGACCGAAATGAACTTGCGGAATCCAACACTGCATTAAGCGCGCTTGGGCCAGATTTACCAAAACCAATCACAGTTTATAGCTCCGCGCAAGATGCATATGAAAAGCAGAACCAGATTTCAATTTTGGAATCAACTCTGGCAACTCTCATATCTGCCGCTGATCCATACACAGATCAAATTGTCAATCTGGAAACGTCTGGTGTGCAGGAAGTTTCATGGGAATCGATAAATGCGTTTCATTCTTTGAAAGATCACCAAGAATTTCTTCTTAAGTTATTGACAAATAAAGACAGCTTTATTCGCAAGCGAATAATTCAACAGAATCTCAGCTATTTAAATTCACGACTGGAATATTATTTGGACAAAATGGGTCTGTCCCATGATGTTGTCTTCCAGAGCGATTTGACTGTTGAGATAACCGAACTTGGAAGAAGTCTTGATTTTGACAACCTAAGTCGCGGCGAACGAAACAGATTGATCCTTGGTCTAAGTTGGGCGTTCAGGGACGTTCACGAAAGCATGAACCAGCCCGTAGATTTTATGGCCATCGATGAATTATTAGATTCTGGACTTGACACCAATGGAATGGAAGCCGCTTTAGGCATACTAAAGAAATTGGATCGAGAGCGCAACAAAAATATCTTTCTTATTTCGCATCGGGAAGAACTTGTCAGCAGGGTAAGCAATATCCTGATGGTTGTCAAGGAAAATGGTTTTACTGGATTTTCAACAGACATGGAAGAGGAATGAAGACAATTAAAATTTCTAAACAGCGAGTAGACTCCGAGCCACGAAAATTAAGCGTGACTTGGATTTCTTTGAATCCGGTCATAATATCAACGAACATAGTAACTATTTCCAGATCAATCAACCCAACAACTCAGATATGGTTACATAATGGGTGATCTAAAAAAATTAATGGCAGATATGAAAACGAAAATAGAAGACGAAAAAAGCTCCAATCCGTCTATTTCTCATATTCCCGTCCATAAAGTTATTCTTCCTATGTTGCGAAGAGTATTGCCAACTCTCATTGCCAATGAACTTATTGGTATTCAGCCAATGTTCGGTCCGCGCCGCCATTCATGGGAATACCAATCAAAAATAATATCAGAATCAACTTTAAACCCCTCAACATGGATATGGTTACATGAATAGATCGACTAACCCTTGCTCCGAAATATCTATTGGATCAATGCAAATATGCAACCTCAATAACATGGCGGTTCCCGTGCCCGATTTTGAATATTCAAGATCAATCAGTCCGACATTTTGGGTACGGCTACATGAATAGATGTTGACAGCAAACAAAGATTCGTCTATAATAGATTTCAGAAGCAAAGGTATACATGGCTACTCCAAATAACCGTTACCTCGCATGGCTAAATAATAGCATGCGGGGTAATTATGGATTTAGGTCATTGGAAATACAAAAAAGAATTTGATATTGAAGATTGGTTTGGGTTTGTTTATCGTATTACAGACTTGACTACCAACGAAGAATATATCGGAAAAAAGCAATTTTTTGGCATCACCAGAAAAGTTGTCAAGGGAAGAAAAAACAGAAAGATCGTAAAGAAAGAGTCGAATTGGAAAGCTTACACCAGTTCATCAACTCATTTAAATAGCGCGATACGCGAAAAGGGTATTGAAAACTTCGATTTTCAAATTGAGTCATTGCATGAGACTAAAGGGTCGCTGACTTATGCTGAAATCGAAGCGCAAGTTTTTGAAGATGTTTTAAGAGCCAAACTAGAAAACGGCTCCAAAAAATATCTGAATAAAATAATCGCAGCCGCGAAATTTATTCCGGCTGCGCAGACGTTGAAAGAGAGTGAGTATGATTTTTCACGTCGAAAATGTTCAAATAACCAAGCAAGTGTAATTAACGAGTAACTTGGTATTTGTCTGAGGATAAGTGGCGCTATCTATGAAAGACAGGATGTTGGCTTAGCATCCCATGCGCTTCAGCCCTGCGGTCGGTGCAGAAACCGTCCCACTAACACCCAAGAAAGTTTAAAAGTAAATCTGTAGTCGTTGAAAGCCAAGAGTTTATCTCTTAAACAGCGCAAATCATAGTGTCCCAATTGGCTATAATAGCCTGCGTTGAGTTTATCAGAGGATGTTGCAATTCCTGATCGGCAGAATCCCGCATGACACAACTACCACGACGTATTGGCCTAGATAGCCAAAAAATGAGCCGGAATAAACCTGAAAATTGGAAACCGGCAGGAAGTAAAGACAGCAGTATAATAAGTGTCTTTTTGATCCAGCGTTTAGAAGTGGAATGTAAAAGGGTACCGCAAAACCGCCCAAACCTGACGTAACAAGGTTGTTCTTATTATACTGTGACTGCCGTTTCTAGCGGACGATGACATCGAAAGACGCCATTGACATACTTAGCCGCGTCAGGCTAAGTATGTCTAACAATTCTCTCGAATACAGATATTAATATACAATATATAATATTAAGAAAATCTCTGATAAGACTGAAAATAGATGAAGTTGGTGCGTAAGCAACAACGAAATCTACTCGTTGAAGACTCTAGTCTTCAACAGAGTTCATATCCAATATACAATCAGAAATGAGTTCAATATATAATCAGATAACTGGCTTGAGGAAGTTGCGTCTTGCGTTTGGATTATAAGAAGTCGGGTTGATTTGACGGCGATTCTGCTTTTCTTTTCTCTCCGATTACTTCTATCAATATTTTACGTTCGTTAAATGTCATATTACATACGGATTCATATGACATTTCCGCTGCAACAGAGATGGTCATCAAGGTATGAGTTGCGGCGTCTCGTATCTTATTGTATTTGGCGACTAAATCAAAAATATCTTCATTTGATTTGCATTGATTTAGCTCTTCCCGAAAAAATTTGCCGGATCAAAGCTAACCTCCGTTTTGTTCGTTGAATTACATTCCGAGCAACTAAATGTCATTTTCCTGTCAATGACTTCTTTTGAAATATTCAAAATGACAGCCTTCATTTTGTTATAGTCCGGCGCGGTCAGATCAGCAACAAATTCCTCAATGATAGATTGGTCTGTGATCGTCTCATTGGGGGTCTGGACAGACATAACGCATTTGGCGGTCATTCCTATCAATTGATTGGTGGTCGCCTCTATGGTCTCACTGAGCGTCTTGTGGAGCGCAATCTTATCATCCGCAGTCAGATCGCCGTGAATTTTCTGTGCGGCGACAGCAACACGCATTGCATACTCTTTTACTCTGGTGTTGCTTTCAATGGTATACGGCTTCAAAGTCAATACAAGGTCTCCAATTTTGACCGTGTTTTTCTTTTCTGAGCGATCCATTGTCTGTAAAATTCGTGTCAGATCAACTTGATAATCATCAATATGCTGACATGATTTACATTTAACAGAAACTCCCATTTCATTTCCGTAAGTTGCCATTCGTATTGCAATGAATAGCACGTCCAAATCTGGCGTGACTATTTCTCTGGGGTCTTTGATTCCCGGAACACAATGCGCAAACACCTTGAATAAACTATCATTATTCAATAGTCCGTCTGGATTTGTCAGATATAGTTCGGCAATGGCATTCATTGGCTGAACCTGTATTTCGTCATCTGCGGTCATATCCGGTTTTTCACTGAAATATTTCCCGTTGCTTGGCAAAGAGGTAAATGTTCCGGGTTTAACTAGGTAGGCTGAAAGTGGATTTAATGTCAAGTGTAATTCTCCGATGATAAATATATATTTATAGGTGCAGAATACAGATGGCAAAAATTGATTTCGATGGAGTGATGATTGAGACAAATTGGGCAACGGAACAAACGTTGCGCGATCTTGTATCTGTTCTGCGGACGGGATCAGCAGGTTCGGGTGATGGATCATCAACAAAACTTTCAAAATCTGTTGACGTCCTGAATCGCAATATCAACAGATTAGTATCAAGCATAAAAGGAGGCGGGCTGCCCTCTCCTGATGAACTTAAAAAAGCAGTTTTGGGAAATAATGATAAGGCAGAGAAGGCAGATGTAAAGAAATCTGGTCTAATCAGGCGTGCCAGTGATGAATTAATTCAAAGTCATGGTGAAATTTCAGGCTCTGCTTCCAGTGTAGTTGTTAGTTTTCTTAAAATTGCCGGTATTGCCGGGATTTTGGGAACAGCAATTGGACTTGCAGCCGGAGCAATTGATACAATCATCAAGAATTTTGTTTCTGCAATGCAAAGCGGGTTTTCATTCAGCGACCAATTGGCAATCATCAGGGATAATTTGGCGGAGGTGGGCATGAACGTCGCCGGTCTTAATGAAGTCATTGCGACAAATGGGCATAATATTCGCATGATGGGTGATTCCAGTTTTGATGCCATGAATGCATTCATTGAGATGACCAAACAAACACGCCGCGCATCCAAAGAATTTGGATTCTTTGGGTTGACCGCAGAAGAAACAATGGGTGAACTGGCAGGAATTGCTGCAACCCTGCGTAAAACTGGACTTTCCGGCGCGTCACTGGCAGATGCCACCTCTGACAGCTTCGAAACATTAAACAAAGAAGTTATGGCATATGCCAGAATTACAGGTAGAAATCGACGTGATTTGATGCGTGATAGCGCCGTTGATACAGATACTCTTGTGCAGTCACTATTAAAAAAGTATGATGCTTCGGCAGTGACAAACCTGAAAAGTATTGAAATGCTTCTTCGGTCAGCAGGAGATACAGGAGAATTATTTGATATGGTAAAAACCACATTTGCCGTTCAAGAAACTGGAATATCTAAATTATTCTCTCAGGCTCAGAGAGAAATGATGTCAATGTATCCTGAAATTAATAAAACTATCGTTGCTATGACGAATATGATTACTGATCCAACTGCCACAATTACTGACAAGGCAAATGCAATGGCCAATCTCAGAGCCAGTCTGGAAAATAGCGGCGACATTCTGGTAAGAAACATGGCGAGTTTTGATAATACCCAACAAGAAACTGCAAAAATGCTCAACAGTTTGTTACTAAGTTCGACTGCCTATGGTGACAGAGGGGAAATGATTGCTGCTCTCGAACTCCAATTAACAAAAGCAGAACAAAACCTCTTGTTTATGAATGATGCAATTCTTCAAATAAAGCACACATTCCTGAGTCAAATTTTTAAAATTTTTGGTCTTGACAATATCGAAGAAGGCATGACTCAAGAAGCTTTGGATGAATGGCTTAGTTATGTTCGTGATGCAGGAGATGGGCTTGCCTATTTGATGCATGAATTTAAAATGGCACACGACTCAGGCGATATAGCGCAATTAATGAAGGACTTAGCGATGTTGGGATCAACGGTAATGAGAGTTGTTGATGCGATACGTTGGTTATTGCCCAATGAAGGGGGTGGGTTAATAACCAAGGCTGATAAGCCCAGATGGCAGCGGGGGATGGACGCAGAGGAATTAGACGCGGCAACTAGGGGT